AGAACGTAAGACAAGAATCTCTTGCATTACCAATCTTAAAACTTTTACAAAACGGTTCAGGAGAAGCGCAGAAACGTAATCAAAATTACGTAGAAGGTGCAGAACCTGGAATGTTTTTAAATACAGTAACTAAAAAACTGTATGATGGTGATGAAGGAATAAACGTTATTCCTTGTTACTATAAAATGGAATACCAAGAGTGGGCAGAATTTGGTACTGGTTCAGGTAGACCAGAACAAATCTTTCCTGCAGACTCTGATATTTTATCTAAAACTACTAAAGATGGTGGTAAAGATAGATTACAGAATGGTAATTACATTTTAACTGTACATCAAAACTTTGTAATTATACTTGGTAAAGATGGAAAAGCAGAAACTGCACTTATTTCAATGAGTGCATCTCAAGGCAAAGTTGCAAGAAAATGGCAGTCACTTCAAATGTCTCAGACTATGAAAGATGAACAAGGGTCATTTACACCTGCATCATTTGCTTTCTCTTACAAACTAAGTTCTGTATTAAACTCTGGTAAAGGTAATCAGTGGTATGGTTTTTCAATAGAGTCTGAAGGACCAGTTCAAAACGCTGAGATTTATCAAAGAGCTAAAGATTTCCATGATAGCATGGATAAACAAAACAGATAATTGCCACATTTGGGCGCTACGTTTGTGGCGCCCAATTTAATTTCAACTTGAGGGAACATGTTAGAAAGATTAAAAGATATATTTAGAGGTTTAGAAAGTGCTCATGGTATCACTAAAAAAACTGATGAAATAAGACACGATGGTAAAAACGAAGTTAGATCTAAAACCATCAGAGAACCTGTAACAGATGAGTTATGGGAAAAGCATTTAAAAGGTGAAGAACCTGGACTAGGTATTATACCTATCAATGAAGAAAACAAATGTAAATGGGGTGCAATTGATATTGATACCTATCCATTTGATCATTTAAAATTAATTAAAAAGATAAGAGAAAAGAAATTACCACTAATTGTATTTAGATCTAAATCAGGTGGTGCACACGTATATTGTTTTGTAAAACAATTTGTACCTGCATCTTTAATGAGAAGTAAATTACAACTAATGGCATCATCACTAGGCTATGCTAAAGCAGAAATATTTCCTAAACAATCTAGAATTATGGCCGACAGAGGAGATGTTGGTAGTTTTTTAAACATGCCATATCATGGTGGAGATAGAACTGTTAAGTATGCAATTGATGATAATGGTAATTCTTTAACAATAGATAGTTTTATAAAAGCATATGATTTAATTGCACTAGAAGATTTACAATTAAAAAATTTATTAATTAACAAGACAGAAGAAAAACCAAAAGAAGATTTTCCTGATGGTCCACCATGTTTAAATACTATTATTAAAAATGGTCCTATCATAGAAGGTAATGGTGATGTTGCAGCATCAGGTCGTGATAATGGTTTATTTAATATAGGTGTGTATTTAAAAAAATCAGATCCAATTGGATGGCAAGATAAAATAGAAGATTACAATGTAGAAAAATATATCAAACCACCATTAAAAGCGACAGATGTTATTAGAATTAAAAAACAAGTTGATGCAAAAGATTATGATTTTAGATGTAAAGACAAACCTATTTGTAATTTTTGTGATGAAAGACTTTGTTATACAAAACAATTTGGAAAAGGCAGTGAAGTTAGAATGCCTGCAATCACAGCGATTAGAAAATATGAATCTGATCCACCAATATTTTTTGTTGATATAGATGAAGATACTGTTGAAGTAGATGCACCTACATTACACGATCATGAAAAGTTTAGTATTGAATGTATGACAGAATTAGGCACACCCTTAATTCCTGTTGCTAAATTAGTATGGAGAAAACAATTAGCATCTTTAATGAAAAACATGGCGACCATTGAAGCTCCAGACGATACTAAAAAAGATATACAACTAAAAGAATTACTAACAACCTTTATCAGTAGAGATGGTAAGTCTATGGAAGATGTATTGAAAAGAAAACCATACACACAAAACGGTGTTAGTTATTTTAAATTTAAAGATTTCTGGGCGTATGTAATTAAACAAAAAACATGGTCAGAAAAAAAGTATCCTAAAAATAAAACAATAAGATTACTAGAACAATTGTTTGGTGCTAAGACGGATGTTGTAAAAATTACAGTTGGTAAAGAAGAAAAAAGTGTAAAAGTTTGGACTGTAGAAAAGATAGAAGTTGAGAAATACATACCAAGAAGAATAGAAAAACAACCAGCAGCATTTGAATGAGAACTGTAATAGCAGGACCACCAGGCACAGGAAAGACACATACATTGATACATAAACATTTACATAACGAATTAATAAATCATAAAACAAATTCTAAAAAAATTTGTTACATTACATTTAGTAATGCAGCTGCAAATGAAGCAAGAGATAGAATACAAAAAGAATATCCAACATTTGATTTTGATTGGATTTGTACAATGCACTCAATGGGAACTAAGTTACTAGGTATTGATACCAACACTCAGTTACTAAAAGATAAAAACTGGAATGCATTTAAAAATAAATATGGCCACAATGATTTACATTTTGAAACTAAACAACATGAGAATGGTTTTAATGAATATAGAAATCAGTATATGCAGGTCATAGAATACTCAAGATGTAAAAAAATTGAATTACAAGACGCTGCAGTAGAACTAGACTTAATAGATTATATTAGTGAACCTTTACTAGAACAAATTAATCAAGACATATTAGATTATAAAAAAGATTACATCATGTATGAATTTTCAGACATGATTTCCAAGTTTGTTGAGAAAAAACTATGTCCTTCCCTCGACGCTGTTTTTCTCGATGAAGCCCAAGATCTCAATCCTTTGCAGTGGGAAATGTTTTTTTACATCGAATCTTGTTGTAAAAGATCATACATTGCAGGGGATGACGATCAGGCTATCTATGCATTTCAAGGGGCTGACCCTAAAACATTTATAAACCTTGAAGGGATCCCTGATCACCAAACAGAATCAAGAAGGGTACCAAGAGCCATACATAAAGTAGCATTATCTATTTTAGATAATATTGATGAAAGAAGAATTAAAACATGGGAGCCTAGAAAAGCAGAAGGTAGAGTCTTTGAAAATTTAGAACTAGAGGATTTACATTTTAATTCTGGACAATGGATGATTCTAACTAGAACAAATGAACAGATGAAAAATCTGGTGCCCACTTTCCAAGAATTAGGTTACCGGTTTGAGTGTAAATTTAATGATCTGTTGCCCAACGAAGCATTAAAAGCAATCAATGATTGGCGAAGATTAAATAGAGGTGCGAGCATATCTGGTGAAGAAGCGAGAAACATTTATGAATATTTAAAGTATGAAGAGGGCGACGTGAAGTATGGTTTTTCTGGTGGCAAGTCTCTAGTAAATGTAGACTCTGTAGATATGGACGAGTTGAGACTAGAACATGGCCTGATTGCATCTGGAGGCTGGAATGCATTACGATTTAAAGATTATCAATATGATTACATCAAGGAACTAGTGGCGAGCGGCGAGGATCTAAGTAAACCGGCAAGAATAAAATTATCTACAATACATGCAGTTAAGGGAGAAGAATCAGAAAATGTAGTTCTCTTTACAGATTTAGAAAGAATTATTTACGAAGCAGCTCAAGTAAATAAAGACACTGAACATAGATTATTTTTTGTTGGTGTGACAAGAGCAAAAGAAAACTTATTCATAATGAATCAAGGTTATGAATATCAATACAACATAGGAGAAGAAATAATATGACAAACAAAGGTATATTTGAAGAAGCCTTTCCACAAGATAAGCAGATAGGCGGAAGTCACTATAAAGACTTTCACATTCAACCATATGAATTTATATCAAAAAATGATCTCTCGTTTTTTCAGGGGAACGTAATTAAGTACGTGTGTAGATATTTAAATAAAAATGGTATACAAGATTTAGAAAAAATAATTCATTATTGTGAATTAGAAATTAAAAAGATGAAAGATACATATGACAGCGACAGTAAGAAAAAAAATAAAAGTAAGTAAATATAATTTTTATTTAGAAATATATCCTGTAAGAGAAGGGTGTAATGGTAAAGAAGGACCTTTTTATGAAATCTTTCCTGAAGATTATCATGCAGCTCTTTATGCTTTTAGTAATAAAGAAAGCTTAAATAAAAAAATAAAAGATAAGTATTTATGAACATAGTAGCAGTTCATGATTTGTGCTTTTATACATTATGTACTTATTATTTTTGGGGTAAATTAATATGATGTTTCAAGCGCAAACGGAATGGACATGTCCAGAAAATTTTCCTGATTTAAGTAAAGCAAAATATATTGCAATTGACTTAGAGACTAAAGATCCTAATCTTAAATCAAGAGGATCCGGTGCAGTTATTGGTGAAGGTGAAATAATAGGTTTTGCATTAGCTGTAGATGGTTGGTCAGGGTATTACCCAATAGGACATAGAGAAGGAAATTTAGATAAAAGAATTGTACTAGATTATATAAAAGAAGTTTGTGCAACCGATGCTGTTAAAATATTTCATAATGCAATGTATGATGTCTGTTGGTTAAGATCATACAATATAAAAATTAATGGTTTTATTGTTGATACAATGGTTATGTCATCATTGATTGATGAGAATAGATTATCTTATACTTTAAATAGTATTGCATTTGAATATTTAAGAGAAGTTAAAGATGAAAAAGGTTTAAAAGAAGCAGCAGAAGCTGCTGGTGTAGATGCTAAATCTGAAATGTATAAACTTCCTGCAATGTATGTAGGTGCTTATGCAGAAAAAGATGCTGAACTTACATTAGAATTATTTAAAGTTCTTTCACGTGAAATACATAAACAAAATTTATCCGAGATATTTGACCTGGAGACACAACTCTTTCCTTGTTTAATTGATATGAAATTCAAAGGAGTAAGAGTAGATGTAGAAGCAGCACACCAATTAAAACAGTCAATGGTGCAAGAAGAACAAGAGTTATTACTAGCAGTAAAAAAAGAAACAGGAATTGAACCACAGATATGGGCAGCGAGAAGTATCGCGAAAGTTTTTGACAAACTTGATTTACATTATGAAAGAACTTTGAAATCACAAGCACCATCCTTTACTAAAAATTTTTTATCTGAACATAAACATCCATTAGTACAAAAGATTGCTAAAGCAAGAGAAATAAATAAAGCACACACAACGTTTATAGATACAATATTAAAACATGAGCATAGAGGTAGAATTCATGCGGATATTAATCCAATACGTTCTGATCAAGGAGGTACAGTTACTGGAAGATTTTCATATTCTAATCCTAACCTGCAACAGATTCCTGCAAGAAATAAAGATTTAGGACCAAAGATAAGATCATTATTTATACCAGAACAAAATCATACTTGGGGATGTTTTGACTACTCACAACAAGAACCAAGATTAGTTGTGCACTATGCAGCAACAACAGATCCAATTATGTATGATGATTCTGTTACACAGATTGTAGAAAAATTTAAAAGTGACACAGTAGACTTTCACCAAACTGTTGCAGACATGGCAGGTATATCTAGAAGTAATGCTAAGACAATTAATCTTGGATTATTTTATGGTATGGGTAAAGCAAAACTACAAGCGGAATTAGGTTTATCAACTAAAGCTGAAGCAGAAAATTTATTTAATCAATATCATGAAAATGTTCCATTTGTTAGAGAGTTAATGAATAGAACTTCACAACATGCTCAACTATCAGGATCTATTGGAACATTGTTAGGACGTAGATGTAGATTTAATAAATGGGAACCAAACACTTTTGGTATGCATACTCCTATGTCTTTAGAAGAAGCAGAAAGAACTTATGGTAGAGGAAGAATTAAAAGAGCTTTTACATACAAAGCTTTAAATAAATTAATTCAAGGATCTGCTGCAGACATGACTAAGAAAGCAATGTTAGATTTATATAATGAAGGTATTATACCGCATATACAAATACATGATGAATTAGATATTTCTGTAGAGTCACCTGAACAAGCTAAAAAGATAATTGAAATTATGGAGAATGCTGTTACACTAGCGGTCCCAAATAAAGTTGATTATGAATATGGCAATACTTGGGGTGAAATACATGGGTAAATATTATGGCATATTTAAACGCGAACATTCCTCCAATCTATTGCAAAGTAAGGAAGGAGTATCTTTATGATCTTAAAGAACATCAAGGAGAGTCTAGTGACTGTGTTATCTTTGGTCTGGTCTCTATTTCAGGTCGCGCACTCTTATTTAATATCATGTTACCCAACGGTGCGTGCTTTTGGCGTTTGCCTATATCAGCGTTTTTTCAAAAAGAGTTTTCCCGAGCCGATGTGCCGGATATGCAGGCGAACGAATTACAGTTGTGGAACTGTTTTAGTTATTGGCCTAGCGTGCATTGTTTTGATTGGTTGGCTGGTATAGATGGTAAATATCTAGGAAAAGATAAAAAATTCTATCATGGACAATATTTATTTACTATTGACTGGGCTCATCCAGAAACTAATATACTCAATACAGAGCATTCTGAAATTCCTCAAGAACATAAGTGTGCACACATACTGGCTCTTACTAACGGGAATTATGCAGCTCAGCCTAATAATCGCATTCTGTGGCATGTTAATAGCTACACTACTGATAACAGCTGGCCTGACTATAAAGTACAAAATACGGTCTGGGATGTCGAAACTTCGGACTGGGTTACAGAAGATTCTGATAAAATGTTCTATGAAATAGAACCTACGGAGGACAAATGAGAGATACAAAAACAATTGAATCGTTCTTAAAAAATAAAGAACATAAACAAAAACAAATGGAATTGTTTAAAAATTTAAAAAAAGAAGTAGAAGCCGGAGCAAACGGTACACAAAAATATGTTATTAAGGAAGGACCAAACAAAGGTAAAATTGCAAGCAAATGAAAAAATATTGTAAAACTTGTAATCATAGATGTCATTGTGTGGGCCAGGGTTATTATGTAAGTGGTAACAAATGTGACGCATGTATTTGTGATAATTGTAAATGTGGTGGTGTAAAATTAGGATCTAATGTCAAGAAAAATTTTTGGCAAAAAATAAAAAATTGGTTATTCTAATGTTTGATCAATTCTTGTATAAATTTTTTGAAGGTATAGATAATTTCTTTTCTAAACTAGAAACTGTTGCAATAAATATAACTACATGGTTATGGCAACAAAGAGTAAAACTTTTAAGAAAAAAACGAGGGAGAAAAAAATGAAACAATGTAAACAATGCAAGAAAGAATTTGAACCAAAAGATGAACTAGATTTATTCTGTGGTCAAGATTGTAAAGAAGAAGCACTTGCAGAACTAGATTCAGGTTCTGATGAGTGCTTATCATGTCAGTAAAAATTTCAGAAAACACAAGTATCGGTCTTCCATTACGTAACTTAATTGGATTGATCGGAGCAATAGTTGTAGGTGCATGGTTTGCCTTCGGAGTGATTGAGAGGCTTAACCAACTAGAAACTAAAAACCAGTTATTTGAAAAAGATTTACTAGAGGCGAGCGTCCAGAAGCCAATCGACCAGGAGCAATTTATGATCTTAGAATGGCAAGCAACTCAGATTGAGAAGATGCAAAAAATGTTAGAAGCAAATGTACACACAGGTGTAATGTTATCTAATCATGAAAAAGAAATTGAAAAATTAAAAAAAGACATAGAAAAATTAAAGGATGCAACAAGAGATATAAAATTTGCAAATGGTAATGGAGCGCATTAATGGTAAAATTAGTAATTGCGTTATGTTTATTTATAAATGGAGAATTGATTGAACATCGAATTCAAGAGAATATGTCTACATGTTTAAAGATGAAAAGAGAAGCTACACGAAACATGGAGATGAATAACAAACAATTTATGTGTGGTGAAGTAAAAGCGGAACTTGAAAAAAATATTGATGGTAGTATAACTATTAATAAAATATTAGAATCAAAATGAACCTTTCCCGAAACTTTACTCTGCAAGAGTTAATCAAATCGGACACTGCTATTAGATTAAATATCAATAACAATCCAAACGCAGGCCAAATAGAAAAATTAAAAACACTTTGTGAAAATATTTTACAACCGGTTCGAGATCATTTCGGTAGAGTTAAAGTAACTAGTGGATTCCGTAGCGAGCAACTGTGTTTAAAGATTGGTAGCTCTGTAAATTCACAGCATGCAAAAGCCGAGGCCGCAGATTTCGAAGTAATTGGTGTAGACAATGCAGAATTAGGGGATTGGATCTATAAAAATTTAGATTTTGATCAATTAATATTGGAGTTTTATACTCCTGGTGAGCCGAATAGTGGCTGGATACATTGCAGCTATACCCCTGATCAACCTAGAAAACAATTTTTACACGCATATAAATCAGAAGGTAAAACAAAATACAAACCAGTGATAGGAAAGGCAAAAGATCTAGTATGAAAAGGATAAAATTATTTGATAGAATTGATACCGTTCAAGGACATTGTGAATATTGCCAGGAAGAATCTATTATGGTTGCAATTGTTAATGAATTTTACAGATGCACTAATTGTGGTGAGGATACCAAACAACATATAAATGGACGAATTCGATATATGCAATTGACAGATAGCGACCTAGATTATATTAGGAAGAATGGCAAAACAGAAGTTTACTAATTACATACCCAGACCAAAACCTCCTAAACGTCCACGACGTCACAAGAAAAATTTAAATAAAGCAGAAAAAAGGCAACAGAAAGCATACAATAAACAAGGCCGAGCATGAGTTGGGTCTTAACTATTTACATTTGCTCTCTTGCAACAGGAGAATGTATTCAACCTAAATTAGAAGATTGGGGTTTTGAAAAAAATCATGCGAGTCATTATGACTGTGTGCGTTCCGGATTAGGTGATAGTTTTGAATTATTATTTGATGGTAAAACTTTTAAACAAGATCAAATAGAGCAGTACGAATTATACCCAAAATTTAGTTGTATTCCAGAAGAAATTTTTAAAGAAGACGCTTGACATATTATTTTATTATCCTATATTCATAGCTTAACAAATGAAAGGATAGTATGACTGATTATACTAAATACAAAAACATAACTGTTGATGACAACACTTATGTAACGGTGACCAAACTACAAGATCATCTGGTCCCTGATATGAAAATATCTAGAAGTGAAGTAATAAGACAATTAGTAAAAGAGAAAGCGAGAAAACTAAATGGTAAACTTAAATCTAGCCGATCATAATACGAAAGTATTATATGAAGAAAGAAAAGACCCAACACAACAACTTTGGAGAAATGTTTTAAAACAAGCATTTGAAGACGCGTTTCTAGGCGCTAAATTACATTTATGTAATTACGAGCGGCAAGAGGCGAGGGACTTTGTCAGTAAGCGATCAACAAACTTTGACACTGTTTGTGAAATGGCAGGATTAAGTCCAGATTATGTTTGGGATAAAGTACAACAATTTAGAAAGGAAAAATATGTTTGGAAAAATGATCTGCAACGAGTGCAATGGTAATGGATTTGTCAAAGTTCCTTATAAAGAAGCAAGAGAGGAACAGTGGGCAAATTGTGAAAAATGTAACAGTCAAGGTGAAATTGAAATAGGTCCAGAAGATTTGGATTTAGACAAGACACCAGAAAGGACACAATGATGGACGAACAAAGAAG